CACCAAAATATAAATCTATAATGTACTGAATATTGATTGTGTGACCAATAACATAATTAATATCTAAATCAATAGTATCCACAAAAGGTAAATGTAGTTTAGTTTCTGTATTAATAAAGTCATAACTATTGTTATATTTATTAGGTACAATAATATCGCCTAAATTTATTTGAATTTCATCTACCCTGATTTCAACCGCTTTTGTATTAGCGACTGCATTTCCTAAAACGATTGGATTTTCAGTACCTTTTATTTCTTCATTTACTACAAATGGTAGCTCTAATAGATTAATAATGTATGTTCCTAAATCTACACCGTCATTTACAAACCTTTCACTTGCTAATGATTTCAATTTATCCCTATCAACTAAATAAAGATAATTAAAACCACTTACATCTTTGGGAGGCTGATTTCCTCCGCTACTCGTAACATCAATTTCATTTACACCGAGCGTATCAAACACAAAGTGAAATTTACAAGTGTTATTTTCAATAGGCATACTATTCCCATCTAATAGAACACTTTCCAAAACATATCCACTTCTTGCGTCAATTTCTATATCACCTTCACTATCATTATAATAATTATACGTATTCAAGGGGACTTCTAACCATTGTCCTATACTATCTATATAATAGACAATAATCTGACTATCATCACCAGTAACATATAATTTATTCATCTATTACACACCCCCTAAAGTAGATAGAACGATATTTTTACCTTCTGTAAATGATTGATTACTTTCAAAAATATCTATTTCTTTTCTTAAATCAGTAATATCATTTACATTTACATAATCACCGTTTTTAATTGTTCTATTTATTTCAGCACTACTATTTAAAATATCATTCTTGAAGCTTTCCAGCACATCACATTCTAATGATAGTTGAACATTCGTATCATTCAGTATTTCAATATCTCGAATGAAATAAAAACGATTAAATGTATCTATATGGCAATAATTACAATTAGTATAATCTTTATTCCCAGCATTAGAAAGTACAATGATAGGTGAAACAATACTATTTCTAGTTTTCATTTTAATATTCAATGTGTGAATTAATGTTAAACTTTTATTAATCACATTTTCATTATCTAATGTTTGATATAACTTCAATTCCATCTAATCACCCCATATAAAAAAATAGTGTGCAGATAATTGCACACCATAAAACTAATTATCCAATAAAGAATACTACATAGTTTTCGTTTAAGTCATTGAAATAACCTGCATCAAATTTATAGAAGTTAGTATAAAATTCTGCTTTTGGATTGTAGTTTGTTGTTACTCGTCTATCAAGGTTTGATACTCCGATACATTCCCGGTCAAACATTACCCCGATAATACCATTAGCATTTACCGTTGCTCCAGTAGAAGTTTTCACATTGATTGCTGATACATCTTCAAAACTATAAGTAGTTCCGCTACCTTGCCAATACGGAACAGTTTCATGAGCAGGTAAAGTAACCATGTTTTCATTTATCGAATCAGCTTTTAAGAATACATTACTTGCTTTTTCAAAGTCCGACAATAGGACCGTAGATAGATATTCACTACTTGTAAATCGTTCTTTTCCACCGATGTTAAACAATGTAGAAATTTTACTCATTCTATCACTATATAAACTAATCACATATGTAGCGTATCGAATGAAATCGAAATCATGTAATGCTGCTTCTTTTGTCAATGAACTATGTGTATCATTGTATAGTTTTAGGAGATTCACCGCTTTTACACCAGTAGAAGTCAAGTCTAATGCATCTGCCTTGAATAAATCAGCGTGTAAAGTTTCAGCAGTCATATTATTGATAGTTCGCATAATCAGGCTATCTAGTTTTACAGTCATCGCATTTTCTACACTAGTAGATAACATTGAAACAAAACCATTTAGTTGGTTAGCGTTTGAAAAACTTTCTTTTACTTGCCTTTCCGTAAATGACAATGGAATTTCAAAAGTAACTTTGTTGTTGAAAAATTTAGCACTGACTGACGGCTGATAGAAAATATCAGGCGAATAATCCTGACCATTCTGTAAATTGTATGAACTGTTTTCACTAGCGGCAGGTAAATCAGCGGTAACTTTTTCTAGAATAGAGCCGTATTCCCATGAGTCCATCAAAACAGATGGAGCACCACCGCTATATGAACGATTTTTGAATACTGCTTTTCCGATATGGTTCACTAATTTTTTAACATAATTATCTATATTATCAGAATCAATAATGCTTTTACCAATATCAACTACATTTGATAAATCTTCTGATAGGACTCCTGCTTCACCTAGAATTTCTTGTGTAACCGTATTGACTAATGTGTGCACTTGAGTAATTTTCATTTGAACATATCTCCTTTTTAATAAATTGATAATGAAACAACTTTTCTAACATCTTCACAAACTGTATTGATAAAACTAGAATTAAATAATTCTAATTGTTGTTTGATAGCGTTCATATTCGTATGAGTGGTAGATGAATTTTTAGTAGATGTTTTATTAGTATCATCATTCACCGTATTAGAATCACTATCGTTAGGTGTCATTGTATCTTCATTAAATGCACTAACATTACTTTCACTATTACTATTACTATTTCTTATTATATCATCTTTTGTAGAATCTTCAACTATTACTTGACTTTCTACACCTAACAATATTTTATCATGTAATAATGTATATTTGTTATTCCAGCTATCACTGTAACTAATAGATATAATACGTGCTACATCAGGGACTGTTAAACTTTCCATACTCGATGGAATTGTTTTTGCACCGTATCGCATTTTATAAATTAAATCTAAATTAGTAGCACCATATTTAGTAATGAATGTAGAGGGTGTAATAGTATTGATTTCAGTAAATAAAGAATCATCTTTCAACCATTCATTAAATACCATTAAGTCAAGTCACCTTCTTTTCATCATCTACAATTTCATTTACATCATATGCGGTTTCAGTATCTTCATTTGTTGGCTCTTCAGCTTCTACTGTTGGCTCTTCAATCGGTTCAGTATCTTCATTTGTTGGTTCTTCAATCGGTTCAGTATCTTCATTTGTTGGTTCATTTTCTTCTAATGGTTCTTTATCAATATTTCTTGCTTTCCAGATAGAGCCGAATTCGACTCTACTTTCTAGTGAATACATTTCATTTAGTTTCTGTATTCCTTGTTCCCGATTCAATAACATATTATCAATCAGGGGATGCAAATTTTCCGTATTCATATTTACTTCACTAGAATTTAATCGTTCACGCTTCATATTAAAGTTAGCATTTAAACCCACTTCATTATATAATGTAGCTTTTAAATATTGGTTGAATTCGATTAATTGAGTAGTCACTTCAGGATTAGAAGCTTGTGCAGTTTGTACGTTTATTCCATCAAATAGCCTATTTTCACCAATGATACCTAATTCACCTTCAATAATTTTCTTGATATATAATTCGGCACTTTCTTTTGTTGAATCATCACCTGCACTAATTAAAGTTTGAATTCGTGTATTGTATGAGTTTAAAAACATAGTGATTTCATTTTCAATCATTAATGAATTATATTTCTCATATAGTGGAAATAGCCCTAACATCATATCATCATTTTTAATGAATACACCATCTTTTTCAATATCCAATGTAGCACTAAAATTAATGTATGGATTGTTGATAATAATTTTTGTTGGCTCACCATACGCATTTAATTCTCCACCTAATGACCCCTGAAGAGCATATAGATTATCATTTACTTTTGTAATGAATGTGAATCCTTTTTTCTGTAATTGTTTTTCAATTTCTACACTAGGTAAAGAAAGGGGTAAACCTTCATAATTAAACATTGATAATGTTCGTGCTAACATATATCTATTTAAAGTTTCTATGTTAGCATCTTTATTTTTATAATCGTACATAATCAACCCCCCTTTCTACCATATTTTCCTATTCTATCAACTAAACTTTCGATAGTAGCGGTGTTTCTTACAATAGTTGCTTGAAATTCTCGTACTAATTCATTCGTTTTGATTAATTGATAAAAGAGTGCAACTGAAATTGCTATTGGAAACCCCACATTACTAATCAGGTTCATTAGGTCATTTCCCATTTTTCTCACCCCCTTTTACATATTTTCAAATAGTTACTAATTGAATCACCTACTTCATTATTTTGGAAATATACCCTATCAGTCTCGAAGTACCACAAAACACGTTTTTGTAGCTTATTGATAGGCTTATATATATTTCTATTATAATTCATTTTAGGGACATAGTCAAGTGTGTATATCAGGTCTTTATTTTCGTTTTGTATTTCAGTAGTTTTGATATGAATGAATGTAAATGTTACATCTTTTATTGATACAATTTCACATTGATAGATATTATCATTAAACATAATGAAGTAAATAAACTGCACATCTTTTGGTTTAAATTTCATTGGAGCATGAGGGTAAATATTTAATTCCCATGCACCCCCAGTAATCATTTCTAGTTTTGGATTGTCGAACGCAAAGTAAAAATTGTTTTCTTTTTTGGATTGCGTGCTGGCACAATATTCAACCGCAACTGTTAATTTACTATCCCCGTATTTATATACATCTATTGAGCCTTGTTTCATTTTGAAAACGTGATTTAAACCCATTTCTTGGAAATATGGACAGAATTTATTGACTGTATTTCCTAGCATATAAATAACTACATTTGTACGTTGTCGTACGATTGTAGAAACAGTATTCATAAATAATACGAATTCATCCTGCAAATATAATTGGTTAGTTAAAAATTCATCAAATATGATGGTTTCAATTTTTGAATATGATACTGATTTATTATGTTCATTGTCTGATAATGCGAAAACATACCCTAAACATTGTTCATCAGAATATACCACTTTACCATTTTCATAATTACATAAATAGAATTTACCACTATAATAGTAAACCCCAGTATATTCACCATTTGTTAGTTTTTCCACTTCACCATTTTCATTAATAGCATTAAAGATACCACTAGCACGTTTACCGATAATATCTTCTTTCCATCTCCGTACATATGCTAATTGCCCACCCCCTTCTATATATGTTTTCAATCCCTCTAATAAAACTGCATATGTTTTACCATTAGAGCGTTCACCAATAATTACATTATACACTGCTTTTTCCTTCTTAATCTTTTTCAAACTATAAAATTGTGTCATTCGTATTTTACCCCCTTATATAAATAACCTTGCATAAAGTTTTTAATGAATTCACCGTATTGTTTTGATATGGATAATGTGAATTCACAATTTTCTAAATGAATTCCACTTTCTACACTGATAATTGAATCATTCCCCTGATAGTCCTTAATCATAAATTTCATGTAATCATCTATATAGGTATGTGTCATTTTACCAGTTTTTTCTTTTGGTATATATAATTCATCATTGAACATTTCAAACACTTTTTCGTAATCACCATCACATTGCTCAATCAGGTATTTTATTCCATTCTGTTTGGATAACCCCGCAACCGTTAAATGAAGCTTATCCCCTTCTTGTACTAGGTATCTTTTTGCACCTAATGTTTTAAAACGTGAATATGTTCCCTCATAGTCCCACATTCCAATTAATTTTACTTTGCCTTTTTGAGTCTTTGGTGATAACAAATTTTTATCAAGTTTATAATACTCACACATAGTTTCTAATTTAGCTCTTGTCATCTCATTATACCATTTAACATAATCAGTATGTTTTTCGTAATTCAAATATTTTATAGAATCTGTATCAGAATAAACGTAATCTTTTCCCATCGCTATAATTCCAGTCCATAGGTTTTTTCTAGCATATGCGGTCACGAAAACCCCCCACGGATAATAGAGAAAACGATTTTTACTATCATTGTATTTTTCTATTTGCTCTTCTACATCTGGAGGCTCTTTACCCCATTCGGTAGTGTATGTATAAGTCTCATTAATTACATCAGTAACACACATACCATAAACACTATTTAACATTCCTTTACTTAATAAATATTCGACTTCTTTCCCCTCTACCCCTTTTAAAACTGTTTTATTTTGATATAAATTTAAGATACTTTTTATAATATCTTTTGGTAAATATCCTTTATGATACCTGATAACATTTTTAACGCTGATATTATCCCATGTGTAGCATTGTTTCATTATGTCATAATCTACATTAGTAATTGTCATCGCTAATTCATCAGCACTATAAACCCTACCATTATTTATTTCAGCACCTTTTAGAGTGAAACATTTACTTTCACTTATGTAGTTTTCCTGATATATTTTAGGTTTCACATTTGAAAGTTTAATATCAAATACTAAACAATATTGTTTACAATATAATTCTAATTGCTCCACTGATTTTACATCAATTTTTTTACCCTTACTCATGGGATATTGTTCTGCTAACATTACAGCTGGATAACTAGAAGTGAAATCAATACTTGATACATTTTTCAGTAACTTCCCACTATGATTTACATTCGCATGAGTGAATCCACCCATAAACGCCCGTTTTAACATTACATATTCATCTTTATTTAATGTTAAATCATTCATAATTTTACGGTAACGAACATATTTCCCTTTCCCACTTTTTCTATGATTAGTAGAGTTATAATAGCAATTATTTCTAACATATTTTCTTACTCTACCAGTGTTAGTCAATGGAATTTTTGTTATATCACCATATTGTTGTATTTGTTCATTAATGTACGCATTTACTACCACAATATCGTTATTACAATATTTCATTTCCTTTTCATCTAAAGTAGTATTATAAGTTCTTATTTTACTATAATCTAAATCACCTACCATTTTTTCTACTTTATGAGTCGTTAAATTTTCAGCAGTTTTCTGTAATGAGTAACCACTAAGAATATAACTATCCCGAAATTCAATTCCAAAGCTACATAATGCTTTAATTGGTTTACGCTCTCCCACCGCAAAAACATCTTCCCATGTGAAATATTTACGCATGAATTGGAATTCAAAACCTAAATTATGAACATATACGATTAATCTCCTACTTTCAGATAGATTATAAACTTTTTGCAGCGTTTCGCATAGTTCTATAAATTCTTCCCATGTTCTACCATAGTAAACATTTTCACCGTAACCAATCCCGAACATCCATATATACATGAACGCCGCTTTTTGTTCTTGTACCATTACGCTAGTAGTTTCAATATCAAATGCACTTTCAATATTCAAGTATTCGATATTCGCATCATTTACTCTTTTATTAGTACGAATAGATGATACCCTGATAGATTGTAAATCATCTATATTCATATGTTTTACATCTATCATAAAAATATCACCCCTTAATCATCATCAGATAATCTAAACCACCCAGTAACAGCATTGTCATTACTTATAATATATTCTTTCTTTTTCGCTTCTTTTATTGCTTCTGTAATTTCAAAAGTCATTTGTTCAATACTCTTTTTAGCACCCCCTATTTCACTACTAGAATCTTTCACATAATTATTTACCGCTTCCCATATTTTTTGATAACCGATAGCACTTGCCATATCATCAACAGTTCTTAAATATTGTTCGACTTTACTTGCTAGTTCAAAAAATTGACTTGCTTTACTTCTTAATTCTTTTAAATTTCTATATTTGATACCAGTATTTTTTGCCATTTCTTTTAGAACTCTATTTGCACCACGTATAGTCGAAGTTTGGGCATTTAGAAAACGATTCATTTTTGCTACTTCTCTTTGTACTTCATTGTAATCTTTACCCCTAATCGAAAAACGGGGTTTCTCTCCATCATCACCCACTAATTTTTCATATGCTGGACTATCAGTTAGTTTATTCTCTTCTAATCGTACTAATCGTTTATTCGCCATCGAGACAAGTCTACTTGCGTCTTTTCTGAATTTCCTAATTCGTTTTCTTTTTTCTTTTTTATAAGGGCCTGTAATGATGTTCTTTTTCGTACCTACATATTTATCTATGTTCCCCATATGTTCTGGCATGATTTATTCTCCTCTTATTGTTGTAATTAAACGATAATATGTTTCACGTGAAACAACAGATATACACATTTATTCTCCTCTTATTGTTGTAATTAAACCTTGTACGAATCGTTCTTTTTGTTCCATTGTTTTACAATATTTTACATATTTCAATAAGTGATTTATATTACTACTTCTACCATGTTCAAACGCTGATAATGTTTTGATATTTTCATTTCCCTCAATATCTTTCAATGAACATTCTAATTCTGTAATTCTGAATTTCCGGCAATATTTTCCTATAACTACCATATCATTTTTCAATTAGTTCACCCCTATGTAATAAAATAAGGCGGGCAACAATACCCACCTTCA